GCGTTTCGATCACCTCGCGGAATACCTTGAAGCCTTGGGCCTCGCCGAGGTTGTAGGATTGCAGGGTATCTTCGATCAGCTTCTTGGCGGATTGCTTGAGGGACTTTTGGACTTCGCGGATGCAGACGCTGCGATGTCCGGGAAACATCAGGTGTTCTTCGGCGAGAAGCCCTGCGAAGAAGCGTGATTTGCCCGAGCCTCGGCCACCCCATGCGCCTTTGTATCGGGATGGGTTTAGGAGCGGCGCAAAGGCCGCTGCCGTTCTGATTTGCAGGCGGTTCTTAGCCATCAGCGTCTTTTGGCTGGACGATAACGCGCTCGATCACCTGCGGCGTCATGGAGCCGTCTGAGGATGTGTTGTCTTGCTCAATCCTGTCGGAGTAGCCATGCTTAGACAACATCATCTTGGTAATCGGCGGGTTAAAGGCACCTGATAAGCCATTATTGAGCAACGCGCGCTCTTGTTTTTCGGCAATCACCTTGAGGATGTTAGAAAACTCGTTGTTTGGTTCTTTGGCCCAAGCGTGACATGTCTCTCGACGAATGCCGATTTCGCAGGCCAAACCCGCGACAGAAGGCACCAAATCTCCGACATCTTTCCACCCGCCGTTTGCGTAGGTCCACGCTGCGGCAATGATTTCTGGTGTATAATCTGTGGGTCTACCACCAGCCATGTTATCCTCGCTCTGTCGCTTCACGGTGCAGATTGTCTGTCGCGCATCTTAACGCTTCACGGCCAAATATGCAAACTGTCCTACGCCCTCGCGCTTGCAAAACAGGAAACACCGCTTTTCGGTTTCGGCTCTTGCGGCAGCAAAGCGATGCAGGCCGCCGCAGAACTGGCCGACATGGTAGACGATGCGGTCGCCCTTCTGTGCCTCGCCAAGAGCCGCCTCGAAAGCGCCCTGCTTTGTTTCGCCGGTGATGTAGATCACGTTGCTCATTCCAAGTCCTCCAAGAAGTCGAAATCATCTTCCAGATCGGCCTTCGGTCGGCGGATCGCCTTCACCTCTGCGCCGGGGAATGCCAGCTTCACCGCGTTCACCAGCCCGTTGCGGTGTTCGTGCAAGGCGACGGCCACCTCACGCATCGTGTGGATCGCGATGCCGGGCCGCTTGGCGTAGGCGGCTGGCCACTCCCGTCCGTCTTCGATGATGCCGTAGACGATGCCTTCGTGTTCGTGTTCCCAAATCATCGGGTCCGACACTGGGCGTCCGAGGCTGACTGCTTCGGCGTCCATTGCTGTCAGCCCACGCAAGCATATCTCCACCCAGAACTTCACCTTGTCGGGGTCTTGTGCGTCGATGGCCCCGTTCAGGCCAGCCATTGCCTTGCCCCACTTTGCCGCGCTCTCGACAGAGACAAGCTCGGGCAGGCGGTCGATGCCCCAGCGTTTGTCCATCGCTCGCACTGCCGCGTCGAAGGGTGCCAGCGATAAGTCCGATTTGATCTCATTGGCCGTCGCTCCTTTATGCAGGATGCGGTCATCTTTTTTCTGGCGTGTTGGTCTCTGTGCCATCGTTGTCGTCCTCTCTGGTTTCCTCACTCTCACCTCACCTCACATAACCAACACCTTCACCTCCTCACCCCTCACCCCCTTTAGGGGGTGGGGTGAGGAGGAAGGGTGTTTTACCTCACCCTTCCTCACCTTTCCTCACCTGTGAGGCCCTAGGTGAGGTTGCATATTTATCACACTTCGTCATGACTGATCCACTCTCCGACGACCACAACGGCCACTTCTCTGGCCTGTCTCGGGTCTGTGATCCGCTCGACGGCCAGCACGTTTGTCTTGATCCATGTCTTGATGATGGACGAGACTTTGGCCTTCCCTTTCTTCTCGGTGATGTCGATGCCGAGCATGTCTGCTATCGGGACGCCCACCCATTTTTTAGACTGTTGGCTTTCGCGCAGCGGCTCGTCGTTTGTGTGGGCGTCGGCGACGATCCTCTGTGCCGCCTTGGCATCCTTTGCACTGATGCCGTCGAAGGCGTCTGGCAGCGTGTACGGGACGCAGACACCGATCCATTCGCCGTTATCTATCTTGACGCCCTCCATCTTGCGGTAGACCGCAGACGCCGCTGGCGGGGCGAGGTTGGCCTTGCCGTCGTCCACGCGGAAGATTGAGCGTGCCTCGGCCTCATCGATACCCAGCTTTGCGGCATCATCGGCTGACATGCGGTTGACCACCCGTGCAGCCCGTGCCGCCCCGATCAAAGAGCCTGCACCACGCACGCTGTCGATGCTGGCGTCTTCGCCGTTGCCTTTGCGGATGTGATGGACTAGGCCAATGGCCGACTTCGTCTCGTCAGCGACGCGCCTTATTTCCGCCACAATGGCGTTCACGGCCATGTTATCGTTCTCGTTGATGTTGTGGGCACCGACGAAGGGGTCGATGAACACGCAGCCGATCTGCTTTTCGGGGATTTTGGCGCAGAGGTATTCGACAAGCTTGGTATTGGGCAGGACGCCTTCGCGGGTCTGGATGCCGAACTTGAGGCTAAAGTCTCGGCCCGCGTTGACGAACAGGCGGCCCTCGACCTCGGATGGCTTGATGCCGTAATGCCGCATCGCAGCGAGAACCCGGCGTTGGATTTCTTCCAGCGGGTCTTCGAGGTTGACGATCCAGACGTTGGTGCGCTCTTTGACTTCCTCGCCCAGCAGCGGCCTGCCCGTGACGATGGCGAGGGCTTCCACGATCTGGAGGCTGGTCTTGCCGATGCCGCCTGCCGATGCCAGCACGCTGACGAATGACCGCAGGTAATGGTGGGCGTATATCCAGCGGCGAGGCTCAATGCTGGCCTCGTCAAACATATCATAGAGCGTGGGCCAATCCGGGGCCGCCTCGGGGGCGTCTGGGGTGTCGAACGAGCCAAGGTCTATGTCGTCGTCCGACGAAATTTCGTTGGCGGGGTCTGCCACCTTTGTTTCGTTGACGATTTTCTCCGACGAAATTTCGTTGGAGGTGGGGGCCACATAGTCGAAATCATCCATGCCGTTCTCTGGCACGTCGATCTCGGTCTTAGCCGGGCTGATCTCAAGGCCGTAGGCACGCACGGCTTTGTCGAAATCGCCGTCGTGTTCGTAGTGGACGAACAGATCGAAGGCATCGCCCCAGCAGTAGGAGTTTTCGCCCAGCGATTTGGATTTGCCGACACCAGCGGCCGCGTCAGATCCCGACAGGCTTACCCAATGCGATAAAAAATTCTGCGTGGCGAAGCTGGGCGACGTTTGATACCGAGAACGGTAATGTTGGGATGATCCGCGCCGCTCATATTGGTAGCGCATCAACAGGTCTTCGATGCTGTGGTCGGCGTTGAAGGCATCGACCGGGCTGACCTGATCGGGAAACTTCTGCCGACGCTCGGCACGCTGGCGCTCACGATCCGCCCGCGCACGCTCGGCCTGCTCGGCGGCGAGGCGGTATTGTTCCAGCCTTCTGTCAATTTCTTGACGGATGGCGCTGTCGGCGTCGAGGCGCAGGGTGCCTGCCCGGATGATGCGGTGCTGGTAGAAGATCGGGGTTAGGTCGGGATTGCGTTTGCCGATGGGCACGTTGGGAAGATAGATCGGCTGGCCGCAGCGAGCCAGCGCGCCGTCGGGGTGTATGCCATTGGCATGCAGCAGGTCGAACAAGGCGGTCTGGGCCAACTCATAGTCAGTGCCAGACAACGCGCCCGCCAGAGGCAACAGGACGCGCCATTTGCGGTTCTCTGGTGTCGCGCCGGAGGATGAGTAGGCAAGCAGGCCGACAGACCCGCAGACAGCCTCTACGGCGGCCAGCACGTCATCTAGGCTGGGGTTGCCCCTGTCGATGTCGAGGGCCAGCATGCGGAAGGCTCCGCGCTCGCGCTGGGCCTCGTGCGATCTGCCGTCATGTTCGCGGTAGGTCGAGGGAATGAAAAAATCGGCGTCGATCTTTTCTTTCGCCTGCGGTGTCGAGACCATGCGGGCGATCTCGGCCCAAGAGATTCCGGGGTATGTCTGTCCGGGCTTGTCGATGAGCGTGTGAAAAGAGCCGGGGGCTGTCAAAAAGCGGATGTCAGACATTGTGGCCACCGCGACACTTGCCACCAGATATTGCGTGCATTATAGTTTCTCCCGCAAGGTTTCTCCGCCTGCAATCGTAACCTGCTCCTCCCTCGGTTACGCCTGCCTTAACTGAACCCCGGCGCGTTGGTCTCACGCCGGGGTTCTTTTTATCTCACCACGGAATCTCGTCCGCGAGTTCTTCCTTGATGCTTTCGCGCTTCTGTTCGGTCAAGGGCGCTTTTGCCTGCTCGAACGGATCAGCCTTGCTTTCAACGATATCGAAGTCATCAAGGCCGCCATTGCCGTAGCGCGGCGGTTCTGTCAGTTGGACGGCGTCCAAGAGCAGTGAAATCCCTCCCGATCCATCCGGGTCCATAGTTGCGCATGCGTATGCGCGCACAATGCCCTTGGTGCCGCCCCAGAAGCCCAAATCAGCAATCGGCTGCTTCTGGCCGTCGATGACCATCGGCGGCTTGTTAAGCGTGCCATCGCCCCTGACGCCATTGCGCTTGGCCGCGAACTGGACGATGCCCGTTTCATTGCCATGCTCGTCCTTCAGCTTTTTCATGCCGAATACTTTGCTGAATGCTGGCAGCTTGGAATTGCGCGCCTTGCTTGCCTCATAGTGGGCGCGCAACTGCTCATACAGCGGCTTTGCTTGCTCCTTCGGCATCTCAAAGGTGACGGACCATGCCGCAAGGCTCGCGGTCTGGGCGCACGGTTCGGACTGCTTTTTCTGCGGGTTGTAACGGTAGGTGCTGTTGAGGCGGGGATATTGGATCGTCACGTTCGTCGCGAGAATCTTCAGGAAGTCTTCATTATTGTTAGCCATGATTTGCTCCTCTTTGGCTTGTGGTCTCAGAAGTCTACGGTTTGGTCGAAGATGTCATCTTCGGTGGTATCGGTCTGCCAACGCGGCAGATCGATATGGTTAATCAGTGGCCAGCCGGTTGTGAAGTCGGAAACTGCGGTGGCGTTGCTGATCTTTTGGAGGGTCTGGGTCACGATCATGTCGGCGTGTTCCAGATATCGGTCGGTTAAGGCGTGGACACCGACCGCAAAGGGTGCCTCCTTTTCGACCGCGATAAACATGAACATGTCGGCCTTGTAGCCAGCAGCACGCAGGGCGCGCAGGTAGAAGGCGGCCTGCACGTCGTATGCGTACTTGCGAAGCTCACGCGGGAAGCCGTCCGGGCTGGCGTCTGTGGTGGTCTTCAGATCAAAGACCAGGCCAGCTTCGGGCAGGTAGCCGTCTGGTCTGCATTTGATATCCACGCCTGTTTCTGGATCGATGCCGAAGAAGCTGGCCTCGGCGACAAAGGTTGGATCGGCCAGATAAGCGGCGAGAACCGGGTGAGCCTTCGCGGCATCAGCGATGCGAGCGGCCAAATCAAACTCGGCCTCTGGCAGCAGGATCACGCCATCCAGATCGGCCTCAATCTGCGCTTTCTTCCACTTGTCGCCGCGACGATCTTCCGGGCCACGGCGCACCAGGTCGTCTTCCGGCTCTAAGACAAACGCGTGGACGGCTGACCCCATAGCGAAGGCGCTGCTGGGCTTGCGAACCTTGCCCTTCCAGTGGGCCAGCGAGGTTTTGTAAACAGCTTTCACGTCCGAAGACGAGATCGCGGGGTGGGCGTGGTAAGATTGGTTGGTCAGCTTAATTCTCATTTCTTCCTCCATCCATAATATGCGATCAGCACCGCCTCGGCACGACCGTCGTCTTTCTTGCGCGCCCACAGGTGCGACTGATCCGGGAACACGCTTGATGCGTATGCTCTGGATGCGTCCTTGTCGGTGGACAGGCCGAAGTGCTTCTTCCATGCGGCTGGCGGCACTTCATTCGTCGGCACGCCAGCGAAGAAAAGGCACGCCTTCATCTCGCCGTAGGCCTGCGCGATGGTGACGGCGTTCTTGATGCCGATCATGCGCGGGAAGAACGGCTTTTCGATCCAAGCGCACCGCACGCTGCCGATCTCTGACAGGATGGCACGCTTTTCCTCAATGGTGCCGGGCATGTCGTAAACGCGCACGCTCATGTCGTCAGCGTCCATGACAGCGATGGCACCCGTCTTTCCTGGGTCGATCCCGATGTAGAGGGCCATCAGAGAGCCTCGCCCCTCAAGCCGACCAGCATCTTGGCCTGCATGTCTTTCTCCTTGTCAGCAATCTCGCCGCCGCAGGCCAGATAGCCGCAGCCGTCGACCCAGTTGTCAGCGTTGGCCGGGTTCGACTTGGCGCGTGCCAGCTTCAGCAGGGTCATCATCACGGCCACGTCGTGCGGCTTGATGTTGCGCCCGAGGTGGGCAGACCAGTACGCGGCAATCAAACCGAAGTTTGCCTCGGCATCTCCGTGCGTGCTGGCGCGATCCTTGGTCACGTATTCTTTCGCGGTGTCGAGGATTTCCGACCTGTTCATGCTATCGCTCCATCGGTGATCCACTCTTCCTCGAAGCGCAGGTCTTCAATCCCCGTGATGTCGGCCAGACGGTGGCGGTAGACAGCCGACGGCACGATGCGGCCCGTCATCCATCTGGACAGACTGGATTTGGCAACTGGCACTTTGTCGGCGAGCCAGCCGAGCTTGCGCCCGTCCTTGGCACACCACTGCCTGATTTGAATTTGAGCCATCATTGGCGCTCTCCTGTGTTTCGGTGTCATCGGCTTACGGTGTAAAAAAAGTTACGTCAAGTGCAATTTTATGCTTGCAAGCGGTGTGGCAGGCTGTATGGTGGTCATACGAACTAGCAACAAGGATGACCAAGATGACCAACAAAAACTCCATTTACGTCAGCATCGGTCGTGATGTTTACTCTCCCAAATCGAAGGCCATCGTATTCATCGTGCAAAAGATGACTGATTGGTCAACGCGGCATGGAGTGTTTTTTCGCACTGAAATCCGCAGCGGCAAGCGTGTGGCACAATTTACCATCCACGCATTCGGTCGCCGCATCATAAATCTGGTCGCCGCATGACCCTCGAACAAGAACTCAACAGGCTGGGCGTCATCGCCCAGCCATCACCCTGCCCCCAGCCAGCGGCCTGCGCGCCGCCCCAGTGGAAACCAACTTACCCCGGCGAAGAGCCGCCGTTTTAATAGGAGAGAAACATGAAGATCCGAGAAATCATCGCAGAGGCCTTCGCCGTCATCGCGCTGTTTGGTGTGGGCTACGGCCTGCTGCTGATCGGCCACGGGATGGGGTGGTGATATGGCAATCAAACTTGGAGCCAAAGACACTCACATCGTGCTGACCGCGCTGTGGGATTACCGCGAGACACTGACAAATATTCCCGGAGACCAGCCGACACCGCACATTCAGGTCAGAGACAAGATCGAGCGCGTAGACCGACTTATCAAGCACTACAGGAAATCATACTTCGCCTTGGATAGATTGGGGATCATGTGATGAGCAAGCAGGACATCATCGCCTACATCGAACTGCGGCAGAGCCAGATCGACGATCTGGAAAAGAGATACGGGACGGGTGTTCGCCCTGCATGGGTTGGAGAAGAGGTAGCTATTTTGAGCCACTACAGAAACGACGCGCAGAGACAGCTTGCAGAACTGGAGAAAGACAATGCAACCGACTGAAATCATTATTACAAACCGCCTCGCCACTGGCACCACCTTCGCCGTCCTTGCCAGCGACATGACGCAAAACGTGTTCGTCCCGTCCAAGCTTGCGCTAGATATCAGCCTGCGTCCGGGCCAGAAGATCATGGCTCAGATCGTGCCGAACACAAACCAGCCCGACAAAACGCAATGGCTGGCGATCTCGCTGGAAGACGCAGGGCCGATCCAGCCGCCGCAGCCACAGGGCCGCCGAGACACGCTGGCAGAGTTGATCTTGGAAAATCTGGATCAGGGTCGCGCCACTGTCGAAGAGATCGCGGAAGACCTGAACATGTCGGACGAAAGCGTAGCCAACAAGCTGTCCGAGTTGTTCGCAACCGGGCGCGTTGTACGGCTGACCTGCTTTGATTTGCCGGGAGATAAAGCATGAGCCTTAGCCCCAACATGACCGAAGACAAGCTGAAGGCCCTGCTGGATGCCCTGCCAGATGAGATGGACGAGGGTGAGCTGTGCGCCACGACGCTGACGATCTACAGCATCTTCATGGACGATCCGGCCCAGATCATATCTGAGTTGATCGCCACGATATACACCCTCGGTCAGACAAGCGGCATGAGCCGTAAGGATATTTCGTTCGTCCTGCGGGCGAGTGCGGATGCTTACGATGCAGTTCATCGCACGCAAACGAAGCACTAGGGAGAGAGAGATGATCGAATACGTCGCAATCCTCTGGATCACGATGCACGGCGGCCCCCTTGACGGCAGCACCTACGGCATCCCGTTCCTGACCGAAGCTGCCTGCAAGCAGGCGATGGTGCCCGTGGGCGATGCCCTCGACTACGACTACAGCATGGAATGCACCACCATGCCCGTTGAGGTGGAGATGCTGCCATGACCGACGAAGAACTGGTGAAGCGGCTGCGTGACCCAGACGAGATGACTTGTGCAGACGGAATGGAAGCCGCCGACCGCATCGAAGCCCTGCTTAACCTGAACGAAGCCTTGGTGGAGTTAATGGACGACCGTGACGCCAAGCTGGCGAAGGCGGTGTCGTGGTTTGAGACCATCCGCGACAGAGCGAAGGGCGACTATATGGCAAACACCTACTACCTCGACGCGCTTGCGGCACTGGCCGAGATTGAGGGAGAGAGAAATGACTGACCTAGACAAGCGCATGCACTTCCGCTGCGGAGACTGCGAAACCAACTTCAGCACCGATGCGGTCTTCCCGATGGATGTGCGGAAGCTGAGCAAGCTGGTCCGCGAAACCAAATGCCCGACCTGCGGGGCCGGGTCGAAGCGGCTGTATCTGCGGGCAAATGTGAACATGGAGGAGGGGAAGATATGACTGACAAAGAACTGGTGAAGCGGCTGCGGGGTTGGGCCAAAGACATTCAGGAGGGGTCAACTGCGATTTACGCGATGGACCTAGACCTTAAAGAATCCGCCGACCGCATCGAAGCCCTGACCCACAAACTGGCGCAGGCAACGTGGTTGCTCACGGAAGCCGCTGTGCAGTTGGAGGAAGGCAAGATCAAGACGCGCAGAAACAGGGCCGCGATAATCTGGAACTTGCTTGATGAGATGAAGGACTACGAAGATGCCTCGTGACGCCATGAAACGTCTGACCATACACATGCACAGGCAGCGCCTCACCGTGGCTTTTGGCATTGAGGTATACAGGTTTGGCGATATGTTTTTGCTGATCCTAAAACTCTGGCCCGTAGGCATTACGATTAGGTACGGGGAGCCGCCAACTGAAATCACGAATTGGCAGGAATACGATGCCGCGTGAAGTCAGCAACAGCCCCGGCGCACGAGCCTTGCGGCTTGCAGGCTACATCAAGCTGCCTGCGTGGTGGGTGACTGAGGAACAACTGCAACTGATCCAATACATGGCCAAGCAGAACTTGGCAGAGATCAACAGAATAAAGGACCAAGCCGAATGGCACCGCCGAGACGACTAATCACCCGTGACATGATCCAAGCAGCCAAAGACCAAGGTTGGCACCTGAGTCTAACAGCCAATCATTATGGGATGCATCGATCAAGCATCGCAGCAGCCTGTGAGCGTTTCGGGATCACATTGCCGATGCACCCGTTTTCACCGCAACGGGTCAGTCCCAAAAGCAAGGTTTGGATCGACATCGCTGACGGCGAGACAAAGCCCAAGGTCAAGCTGTCCGCCAGCCCGGCGGCGGTCGAGCGTACCTTGCGGCGAATTCAGAACGAAAAGCGGTTGCAGGCGTTAAGCTGAGCCGCTAAAACCAGTTGCGAGGGGCGCAACACATCCAAGAAACCGTCACGGGTGGCTTTGTGTTGGTCGAAGATCAGACTGCGCTACGGCTCATTTTCACCAGAGCGCCCCTCGCGATTACTCCGAAACTCTGTCAATAGGGTCAAGCGCGCGCAGGACAAGCCCGTCCTGCTTGTGGAACGTGATAGACTGCAGCGCGCGCCTCGCACCGTAGCCCATGCCAGCGGCGTAGGCGTCTGGCGGGCAGAAGGCGCGAAGGCTCTCATATCGCAGCGGCCCGAGATCTTTTGCATGATCATGGTGGACGTGGCCTGTCAGGTAGTGACGGTGGCGCGTTTGCGACCAAAACGGGCAGATATCCGACAAGTACAACGCCATCTGCTGCGGCTTGCCCTTGTCCCCGTGGTGGGCGAAGATCGCGCATTTTCCCCATTGCATCATAAACAGATCGCGCGGCTCTTTTTTGACCGTGATCCGAGGCTCGTTGCGATAGCGCTCTGCCAGCGCAAAGTTCAGCGTCATGCTTGAGTGCGGGTCATGGTTGCCGCGCAGGACGCGCACCAGTACGCGCGAATGCTTTTGCAAAAGCTGGTGGACCGTTTCCGCGATGATGCCGATGCCAACGTCGAGAACCTTCCAGAAGCGCCCGTCAACGTCCAGCCTGTGGCGGTTTGCGGGCGTCTCGGCTCTGGTGTCGTCGCTGTGGAAGTAGTCACCCCCGATCAGCAGGATCGCCTGCTTGGCGGCTGGCGTAAGCGCAAGCACCTTTGCAAAGGCGTGCCGCATGTCTTTTGCTGCGTGCGCCAAGTCATAGTCCTGCGCGCCAGTCTCGCGCCCCCAAGCCAGCATGCCGACGTGGGCGTCCATCAGCGGATAGACGGCGCACAGATCGGCCATGACGGTTTCCGGGGCGACCACAGGCTCAGACGCGACCATGCCCTCCAGAGCCGCTCTTATGCGCTCTGCGACGGCCTCTGGAGCCTCGCCCTCGGGGCGCAGCATGACGGAATAGCCCGGCTCATCGTCTTTGGCCGGAACCTTCACCCACGCCAGCGACGGCATCATGTTGGTGCCGACGGCTGCCATGCTGTCAGCGATGGCGGGATCGATGCGATAATCTGCCCTGACATCCGGCGTGAATCCGGCACGATTCAACATTCTCTGCATGTCGCGCCGATTTATGCCAATCTCGCGCGCAGCCTCGGCCACGTTGCCCGTTCGCTTGAAAGCCTCGACGGCCTCTTGCTGTCTAGGTGTCATATCCGCAGCCCGCGTCAACCAAGCGGATCAGATGCGCGCCCGTGATAACCGATAGAGGCCCACCATCGTGAGCCAATGCCGCCGCATGATCCGTCCGCGCCGCTTCGGTCCCGGCGCAGACCGCATCAGTGCTTACCGCGCTCACGCAGCCACTCACGGGCAGCGTCAGCATCAGACATGCGGCCAATCTCATCCATGCGCTTTCGCGTTTCGACATAGCCCTCAAGCTCCTCTTGCTTGGCGTCAGCCTGAGCCGACTTTCTGCCGCTAAACCAGCTTGCTGCCAGCGCGGCCACGATGAGGCCAAACCCCATCGCCCACATTTTCAGGCGTGCGAAGATCATGCTTCACTTCCCCAAGGAATGCATTTGTATGACACGACCTCAGACAGGCCGTACTGGTCTTGAACGAATGTTACGTTTTCCTCGACGGACGCGAAACATTCTTCTTCTGTCTTGGTGATCGGTCCGCTCATGGCAACGCACATCGTGCCGTCGCAGACCAGAAGCACCAAGGACCAGATCATCTCACGCCCTCCGCCCACTTCTTCAGGCGCTCACGCATGACCCACAGGGCCGCCAGCACGACGATGCCAGCGAATACCAGCGCGACGATCTGAGCCGTGCCGTCCAGAGCGCCGACGGCAGCGATGCCAGCGCCAGCGCCGGATGCGACCTGCACGGCAGACGCCTGCATGGTGGTCGATTGTGCCACACTGGTGCGACCATCGTACTCACCTCCGACAGGCGTAAGGAACAGCTTGCGCTCGGCCTCACGGCGGCGCGTTAGACCCTTCAGCACCTTGCCGCCCGCCTTGTTCCAAAGAAGCAGGGCGTTGGCAGCCTTGGTCTTGTCGCCCTCGTTGAACAGGCGCAGGGCGGATGACTTACGGAATGCGCCCGGCCCGATGTTGTAGGCCAGAGACACAAAAGCCCCGAACTCGTTTTCGTTGATCGGGGCGGTGATGGCATCTTCGATCTGGCTGGCGAATTTCTCTAGGGCCGCGTGCAGGTAGCCCTCGGCGTCGCTGCGCGTGATCGTCATGCCACTCTTCGGCGTGATGCCGACGTTGGCGGCAGCCGTGGTGCCATATCCGATTGTCCAAATGCCAGCAGGGCATTTGTATGCCTTTGCGCTGAAGCCCTCAAATTCCTTGACCAGATCGACGGTTGCTCTGTTGATCTTCATTTGCGGAGGCTCTCTTCGATCTTGTCCAGCTTGTCAAAAACCTTCTGGATCAGGGTCTGAAGGTTCTTCATTTCGAGATCATGCGCCTTGGTGGTGGCCGCCGCTTGCGCCTTCAAGACCTCAATGTCGGTTGAATGGCCTTGCTGCTTTAGGTGCATGAGCCAGACGAAACCAGCCACCGGGGCCACGATCCACTTCATGACAGCTTCAATAACGTCCATCTCAATAGCGCCCTTCCCAAACACGCAAATGTGCATTGTCGCTGTTGTTCATTTCGCGGGCAACGACTTCACGCATGGCCGCTGCGTCATTGGGATTGACGCCCCATTTTTTAGCCCACTCAGCCCAGACCTTCATCGGCACCAAGCCCACCAGCTTGCTTTCCCCGAAGCTGTCTGCCCCGGCGCTTTTTAGGGCTTTCGCTCGTTCCAGAACCGGGCTGAAGTCGTGCGTCTGCTGCACGATGATCTTCCCGTCCTCCTCGAACATTCTCTCCGCAATCTTCGACATGGGCGTCCTCAAAAGTCAGGTTAGGGTAGGCCAAACGCATAACATCCGCCACTTCCGGCGGCATCCGTAGGATTTGCCCGCGACGATAGCGAACACCACCCCGGAATATTCCTTCACATGTTACGCGATATTCCCTCATTTTGAAATAAGGGGCGAGTTTCCCCGCCCCTTTTTATCACGATACGGTAGCCGAGAACGGCGTTGCTTCCGTTCCAGAGGCTTCCGACATAACCATAACAGCCCAAGTATCGGCAGCGATGTCGTCACAGATGACACGCCAGCCCTTGAGGCCACCAGTGGTCGAGCCATCAAGCGTGATGGTGTCGGAGGTGGCGGCAGTGTAGAAGCACGAAGCACCTGCACTGTCGTTGCCCAGATAGGCCACGCCAGCCATCGTGTCGTTGCCGACAACCTTGATGATCTGGCTGCCCGAGGCATCGACTGCGCCGATGAACTCGTAACGGTTGCCCGAGCCGGTAGCTTCCGGCAGGGTTGCGGTCACACCAGCAGCGCGGTTGAAGATAACGCGCTGGCCAACGTGAGCCTCGTCGGTGATCGTGACAGTCGCAGATGCAACCGTGACGATGCCGTAGTTCTCAAAGTAATTTGAGGGCATGGGATTTTCCTTCAGCCATGAGATGAGGAAAGGGGCGAGCCGAAGCCCGCCCCATCACGATTACGAGGTGGTGTTGTCGTAGATGCCGCCAGAGGACTTTTCGTTCCGGCAGACCAAGGTCAGTTCGGTGAGAACCTGACGCTTTTCGTTGTCGCCGGTCTTGGCCAGTTCTTCGTTCTTGGTCGCACGCAGAACGCCAACAGCCCACATGTCGTCCTGCATGATGAACACGTCCCGAGCGCGGTTTTCGCGGGTCGGTTTGAATTCAACAGTACCCCACGGGGTGACGTAGACGGCCATGTGCTTGATGACCTTCTCAGCTTCAGCCGTGATGTTCGAACGCTGGTTGTTGTTACCAGTGAAGCCCAGAGCGAGGTTCATCTGGAACGCCGACAGGTACACCGAGTCCGGCTTGCCGCCCGAGACCCAGATCGACTGCATCACGCTGTCGAACTTGGTCTGCGAGAATGCAGTCGGGGTGCCATCGTCGGTGCGGGCGTTGGAGCCGTCGCCGGTGGGGTCAGCACCCGAAGAACCGGATTGGAAGTTGGTGTTGGTGGTCAGCCAAGCCGGAACGCCAGCCATGCGGCGTGCAGTCGTGCTGTCACCAGCAACTTTTGCTTGGTTAGCAAACATTGCCTTTTCGATGTCCAGCTTCTGCTCTTTGGCAATCTTCAGAACCTGATAGGCCATTTCGCGTGCGCGACCGGCTTTGTTCAGACCCTGATCGGTGCCGGGGATCACGACAGCATTTTTGAAGATTTGCGTGCGGTTGTTCAAGCGAACAGTGGCCGAACGGGCTTCAGCGATGGTGTCGTCGCCTTCGATGTGTGCGTTATCGCCCGACGAACGCAGTGCGTCGGTCTGCCACTCATGCAGCGTGTTGGACGCTTTTGCCTTAGCGCAAGCGGTGTAGAACGGCGTTTCTTCCGGCGAGATATCGTAGATCACGTCGGAAAGGTCTTCGCGGATGCCGCGAACGTCGTAGGAGTCGAGGGTGTTGGTTGGCTGTGCCATGATGTCGTCCTTTCAGGGTTTAACGGAAAAGAAGATCAATAAAAGCCTCGGGCTTCCCTGATCTCTTTGCGGCCTTCATCTGTCGATCACGAACGATTTTCTCAGGTGCAGGCTTACGCGGCATCGGCTTCACGTTGCGCGGGGGTTCGGGCTTTTTAGCCTGAGCCTTTACCGCTGAAAGCTGATTGTAGCGATAAGCGTCATACAAGACTTGCACTAGGCGAGCATCGACTGTGCTTGCCACTTCTTCAGCCGAAAGCCCATATTTCGAAGCAAAGCCAACGAGGTTCGCCTTGAGTGCAGCCGCCTTTTCAGGGTTGGCAAACTCAGGAATGGCCTCAGTCAAACGGCGGGCCTGCTCTTGCAGTTCCACTTGACGAGCCTGCTCTTCAAGCGCCGATTGACGCTGTGCCTGCTCGTGAAGTTGCCGTTGCTGCGCCTGAAACTCTTGCGCTCTTACTTCGTATTTCGCCTTCTCCTGCATGTATCCGATGGGATCACTGTCCAGCATTCGAATATCAGGAGCCTGCGGGGCCTTCATAATCCCTTGCTGTTGCACATTTTCCAACGTCGCAAGAAACTGCTGTCGCTCGTTTTGAAGGGTGTAGTAGAGGTTTTCAGCTTCCTTACGGACAGCGGCGGCCTCCTGCATTCCCTTCTGGATGTAGGCATTTCCCGAATAGGACCGCTTTAGCTCATCGAGGGTGACCTGCGTTTCCTTGCCGTCAACTTTGACAGAAAAGGTCGTTGGCGTCTCTTGAGCGTCGGTTTCTTCGCTTTCCTCATCCTCATCATCCTCGGCGTCGGCTTCTTCAGCGTCGTCCTCGGAATTGTCTGCGGCATCGGCCTCTTGGCCTTCATCATCCGCTTCAGTTTCGTCCTCAACTTCTTCCTCTGCCGCCGTTTCGGGTTGGGCTTTCGGTTCGTCGTTCATAGGAGCAAGCAGGCTATCAACAGCCGCTTCAAGTGTATCAGTCGTTTGCACGGTCCCGATCCTGTTTTGCCTCAACGGCCTCGGCGTCTAGTCGCGCTTGGAGAGCGTCGAGAATGAGTTGAACGGCGCGCACATGTTCGTGTGCCGCCGCAACCCTGTTTATATCACAGGTCGCATCTAAAAACACCCCCACTGCATCATTGCGAATTT